GGTGGTCCATCTTCCTCGATTGGTACGAGTTCAGTTGCGCCATCCCGAAATTCAAGAAGGCGTTGCTGAAAAATCAGATGGTCTTGAAATATCACGTCTCCATCAACATGAAATTTTGGGACAAGCTTTACGACTCGGAAGGTATCCCCAAGGATGACAAGAAGAAACGGAACGAGCGCAAGAACGCTTTCCTACAACAACTGAACGACTTCCTTTCCGGAGAGGAGAACGCTGGTAAGAGCTTCGTATCCCATTTCCGGTATGATCAGATCAATAAATACGAGGAGAACGATATCATCATCAAGCCCTTGGAATCATTTATCAAGGGCGGTGAGTATATAGAGGACTCGGAGGAGGCGACAAACGTGATCTGTAACACGATGGGCGTACATCCATCCTTGAAAGGAGCGTCGCCCGGGAAATCGAAGAACATCAACGGTACCGAGGCCCGGGAGTTATTCATTATCGCCCAAGTGCTGTTCAAGCCGCTCCGGGACATGATGGTTCTCCCGCTATACCTAGCCCGGGAGATCAACGGATGGGGAAAAGACATCGAGTTCGTGATACCCAATATCATGCTAACGACACTCGATAAGAACACGGGATCGGAAAAGAGTATCGGTAACGAAAAAGTATAATCATGACACAGCCATTCCTACAAACGATAGATGATTTGAGGCATACCGTCAAGGTAAACGCCTCATTTAAGTTCGAGATATTGGAGCCTTATCTTCAAGACACTTTCGATCGATATATCGTCCCCTACCTCGGGGAAGCCTTGGTCGATCGGCTGTATCGAGAGCCGTTAACGGAAGATATCCTTACGATCAAGATACTCGCCAGCCGGACACTGGGACCATTGGCTGTGGCGCTAGCCAGTCCGGAGCTAGGGGTCTTGATCGGTGACAGCGGGCATACGGTAAGCCGGAACGATAAGTTCACCGTAGCCAGCGATCAAAAGATCGCCCGATCGGAAGAGAGCATGCAGGAACGGGGATGGAATAACTTGGATAAGCTACTGGAGCATCTCGGAAGCCACGAGAACGACTATCCGGAATGGAAAGAAAGCCGCTATTACAAGAACCAAGCCAACGGCCACTACCTTAATTCCGCCCGGGAGTTCCAATATTACGGTAAGGTGAATATCGATTATTCCCGGTTGACCTTCGAAAAGTTCCGTCCCCTACTCGATACACTGGAGATGAAGCTATGCCGCTGGATCGGGACCACTCTTGACAAGAGCTTAAAAGACACCTTAAGGACCGGCGTGGATGATCCGCTCCGGATCAAGCTGATTGATTATATCCGGGTATGGCTCGCTATGTACGTAGCCAAGCTCCATACCAGCCAAACCACCCGGGTACAACGTACGGCGGCCGGCCAGCTGGAGTTTAAGCCCGCGATCTATCCGCTGTATTCCGATCCCACGGACAACGGTAATTTCTACGCCGAGCAGGTAACGTCATTAGAAGCGGTAATCGAGGATTACATGAAAGTTTACGCCCCGGAACTAGGCCTCCCCACTCCTATCAAGAACGACTTTAATTCCAAGGACAAACATATTTTCGTATTATGAGAAAAATAACGATCAAAGATATCGATTACCTCGTGCCCGGCACATGGGATGAGATGACAGCGGAACAGCTTTGCTTTCTCGCCAATATTTTGAACTCGAAAAGTACGGCCCAAGAAGCCAAGGTCAAGATGCTATTGTTTTGCCTGTCCGCGAGAATCCGGCGATATCAGAAAGCCAATGGAACCGGTTACGCCGTTTCCCTTCCCAAAGATCGTATATGGATCACGGCCGAGCAACTGGCGGCGTTGAGCACCATCTTTGATTTCTTATTCCAAGAGACAGAAAAAGGGATCGAGCTGGATATCCGCTTAACCCGTAACCCATTCCCCGTCTACAAAGGCAAAGATATCGAGTTATACGGCCCGGAAGACGGCCTGACCAATATCAGCTACGGACAGTTCATCATGCTACAGACTTGGCAACAGCGGATGAGACAGGATTTCTTCGAGGCATTGGATAACTTCCTATCCATAATCTGGAAAGACGGCTCATTCTCCATACGTGAGGACGGTGATCCGGCTTGGTTCCGGAATGTAGAGCCGATCGTAAAGACTGTCATGTTCTGGTACTACCTAGGTAGCATGAATTTCATACAAGCAAAGTTCTCCCGGGTATTCTCCTCCGGAGGGAATGAAGCCCCTTTGGATATATTCGACACGCAACAACGCATCGTGGATGAGATGGCCAGCGGAGACGTGACCAAGAAAGAACAGGTAAAACAATCCCTTTTATACGACGCTCTCTATACCCTAGAAGTAGCGATCGAAAAAGAGGAGAAAAAGAAACAAGACATGTAGTAATAGGTGTTTTTCATGGTATTAGATTTTTAGATTAGTAATGGACAGCCGCTTTGCCTGTGAAGGTGGAGCGGTTTTGTTATTATCTCCAATCCAGATACTATGATAATAAAAATATTACCAAACGTTTGCCATTGATAATATTTTTATTATCTTTGTGATGTCATTAAGACAAGAGCTCTATGCATAGTGACGATGGGCTAAAAGCCCGGATAGAAGAGGCAGAAAAAGATCTCCTTTTTTATCTCCGCAAGTATCATGAACTGACTTCGAGAAGCAAATTCATGAAAGCGGTGGTTGATAAAGAGATCAAGAGACTTGAGAAAGAACTTAAGGAACTTGGAAAGTATTATTGACCAGAAAGGTTCTCCCCCTCCAGGCCAGAGGGGGAGTTTCCCTTTCATGTGTAACTCAAAAAACAGAATAAGATGGATAAAGTAAAGCGTTTTTTTGAACTAAAGGAACTTTGGAAAAAGTCCCCGGAGAATGACCGCCCTACCATAGACCGACAAATTACCGATCTGTTGGATAGCATGGATGAAAAGGAAACCGAACTGCTTACCGCAGGTGTGCAAAATGACTTTGAAAACATCCATAAAGAGATCGCAGACATCAAGGAGCAGCTAACTATTCGTGAGCGACTGAGTCCCGTTTTACCATACCTGTCCGTCTCTAATCTAGCCAAAGATTATTTCGGGAAATCATCCTCTTGGTTCTACCAACGATTAAACGGGAATAGCGTGCACGGTAAAATTTGCAAATTCACACAGGAGGAACTGGCTATTCTGGATATGGCGCTGAAAGACATCAGCCGCCGGATTACTAAATTGAACTTGGTATAGATCATTTTATTATGGGAGCCATAGAAAACAAACATATCTTTGCCGCATATGCAAACCTAGCGATAGATGGACTAATAAAAACACTTAATTTTATCGCTAAAAAGTTGGACACCCAAAAGCAATTAAGCAGTTGGGATATCAAGCATGTAATAACACTCATCGACTCAATCTTCGATCAAAATCCACAAAACAACCTAGAACAGGTCGTTGAAGGATATTTACCATGGATAAAACCGATCATTGAAATGAAGACGCCTAAAAAAGGTGAAAGGCAATCGGATAAACTTTGTATAGAATATAAAACCATCATTACAGCTTTTGCCTCTTTGCTTAATGATGTCAGGAACTATTACACCCATTATTATCATGATCCCATCTGCATTTATCCCCGTGGGTATGATATCCCTTCATCACTGAACTGCATCTACGATAGTGCCATAAACATTATCAAGGAGCGTTTCCAAGCCGAGGAGAAAGAGATGGAGCATCTTCGTAATTACACATTAGTAAACAATAACGGTCTGAGCGAAAAAGGGTATGCTTTCTTCATCTCGAAGTTCCTTGAAAGGAAGTACAGTTATCTATTCTTGAAAAAGTTATCCGGATTCAAACGGGGAGACTCGTTACAGTATAGGCTTACCCTTGAGGTTTTCACGGCTCTTTCCACCAAACCTCCTGTAGAACGTCTACGCACTACGAAAGACACGAAACAAGACCGGGCTTTAGATATACTGAATGAACTATCTAGGATACCAATAGAACTGTATCAAACCCTTGAGCCTAAATACCGGGAAATGTATAACGAGACATTACAACCAACGGATGCCGAAGATCCTTACGGCCTTCCGGATAGATCCAGAATACGGTTCCGCAGTCGCTTTGAGGCTTTTGCCCTGCACTTTTTAGACAAACAAGCTGATTTTAAAGAAATTGGCTTCTACACATATCTCGGAAATTACTTTCACAATGGATATCAAAAAACAAGAGTCGATAGAGAGACAAAGGATAGATACATTAATTTCCAACTCGCAGGCTTTTGTAAAAACATCCAAGATATCTCCGCAAAGAAACTATCGGAGGCATTAAACGTAAAATCCATAGATATAAGTACGGATAGTATACCGGATATCAATTCTTTTGAGCCTTATCTGGTTCAATCTACGCCCCATTATATCGTTAATGGTAATAATATCGGTATTAAGGTATTACCAGAAGGGAAAGATACCTACCCTACCATCGATGAGAAGGGTGCTAAAATGCCTATCGCCGATTTCTGGTTGAGTAAATACGAATTGCCGGCCATGTTATTCTATACTTATTTACGGAATAATAATATACATAAATCACACTGTCCCCTATCCGTAAAAGATATCATTGAACGATCTATCCATAAAAGTACCAAACAAAAGCATCCGGAAGAGAGATCCGAGCTAATGTTACGCCGGGTCATGAAAGCTATCTTTTGGACAGATAGTAAACTCAATGAGGTAGAACGTATCAAATCTCAGAAATCCGCTTTTGGTAAAAGGCAACATGAAATATTAAAAGCTGGCCGAATAGCGGAAACGTTGGTTAGAGACATGCTATGGCTACAGCCTTCAAAAAACAATGGAAGGGATAAAGTCACAGAGCCTAATTTCCAAGCCATACAAGTTTCTTTAGCATATTTCGGGATAAGAAGAAATGACTTAACGGAAATCTTCACACGAGCAGGATTGATCAATTCTTCAAATCCGCATCCTTTTTTAGCTCAAATAGGTACGAACTATACCTCTTTAATAGAGTTTTACATCGCTTACCTTAAGGAGCGGAAAGTATATTTTTCACGAATACAAAAGAAAATCCTCCAAGGGAAACTAAATATCCAGTGCCACCCTCTTCGGGACTTACAACGTGAGCCTAATAAGCCTCAAGAGAAGGAAGAGGCCATATTCCTACCTCGTGGTCTATTTAATGAAGCGATCATTAATTGTTTGAAAAAATCCAAATTGAAGCACTTAATAGAATCTCCTACCCGAGAAAAAAGTCCGGCATTGAATGTCTCATACTTGATCCATAACTATTTTAGAGCTTATTTCGAAGATCAATCTCAAGAATTCTATGCACAACCCCGTAATTATCGTTTATTCGACAAGTTATCACCGAATAAGGGTAAATCCAAAAGCTATTTATCCTTAGAGCAAAGGATCAAGAAAATGGAAGAACTAAGGACTAAGGCCATCCAAGATTCCTGTTGCAGAAGCTAATAAGCTATTAGAGAAAGAAGATAGACTTTATCGTAAGAATTATAACGAAATATGCGATAACGAGTCTATAATCAGACTCTACCAAATACAAGATATTCTTTTATTTATGATGACCAAGGAATATCTTCCTTCTGATTTATACAACAGAATTAACAAATACAAACTAGAAAACGTCAAAGGTATTTTAAATGAGAGAGTTTCTTACTTGATCGATCTCAACCCTTTAAAAATACAAGGAGAAGATATCAAGATAAAAGACTACGGAAAGTTATTTTATATACATCATGATACAAGAATCAGCTCTTTGAATAAAGTATTAAGTAAAGTCAAAAGAAACAATAGTATATCTTCTAGCGTAAAGATACAACCTTATGAAAATTATAAAAGAGAATGCCTAGATTTCGAAGAAGCCCAGATACAAATCATACCTATCATTCATTCTTTCGAAATCGCTATGGTATCGATGTTCCCAGATTTAAAGAAGGCTACTCCCGGAAATTATTATGATTTTAATGAGCTAATTACAGAATATGAGAAACGAACTAAACAAAAGATTGATAGTTCTTTTCTCATTAAAACTCGGAATATGTTCTTACATGATAAATACGAAGCTGAATGTATCAAAGAGATTTCTGACGATTTCGTCTATGCAAAAAAGATTATAGCTGAATTTAAAATGAAGATAGAAAATATAAAATTAGAAGACCTTTCGAATGACTCATCAGCATAAAAACATTTTATGCTCTTTGGTTGAAAGGTAGAAACAACAGTTTTTCAATTGTTTTTTTATTTCTTGGGTTGTATTAGCCTTTAGTTTGAAAGGTAGAAACAACCTGATAAAAAGGGATATCAATTTTCAAATAGTTGTATTAGCCTTTAGTTTGAAAGGTAGAAACAACCGTTGATGACAGAGGCAATGCTTTTTAGAGGTTGTATTAGCCTTTAGTTTGAAAGGTAGAAACAACAAGAACACCGAAGTAATCCGGATGGTTTTAGTTGTATTAGCCTTTAGTTTGAAAGGTAGAAACAACTATTCTCGTAGATTTGCCTATGGACGCTTCGTTGTATTAGCCTTTAGTTTGAAAGGTAGAAACAACCTGTTCGCTTTCTTGGCTTGTTCCTGCAAGGTTGTATTAGCCTTTAGTTTGAAAGGTAGAAACAACACTGACCGAATTCGGAAGTATCGAGAACCTGTTGTATTAGCCTTTAGTTTGAAAGGTAGAAACAACACATCCGCGTTGAACGGGAACACGTCCATGGTTGTATTAGCCTTTAGTTTGAAAGGCAAAAACAACATTTTAAGATATATACTCTTATCAACTTAAATAATCAAGAAAAACCTTTGTATTTCAAATAAACTTTACTTACTTGCAGCATTGTTAACATTTAAATTCACACGATATGAAGAAAACATTATTATCTCTCATTTTCGTCGCAGCCATAACAGGCTGTAGTATTATTCCTAAATCTCCATACCAACAAAGCGCAGTGGTATTAGATTATTCAGAATATACAAACAAAGGATTTTTTATGACAGAAGCCAATTCTGTCAATTTTGAATATAAAGCTATTGGTAGTGTATCCGCAAAAGTTCAAAGTGGTTATGAGATTATAGGAGAGAGCGTTCGCAAAGGAATGAAAGATGATATTTATGGGGAGACCTATGATAAGCATAAAGTCAAATACGGAAAATACAAACAAGCTTTTTCTGATGATGCTATTAATGTCTTATGTAATAAAGCAATGGAAATAGGCGCAAATGGTATCATTAATATCAAGGTCACTTATCTGCCCGCAATAAGAGATTTAAAAACAGGAATTGTTATTGAACCAGATGCTATCATTGTCACTGGCATGGCTATCCGGAAATAATTTGGATTCATCAAAAACTTTTCCTTAATTGCAGTAATGTTAACGTAAAAACTAGTCAAACTTATGATTGTAAATAAGGTTTTAAATATAACCTCAGATGATGTGGAAAATCAAAAGGATTTGCAAATTCTTTTAGATTGGAAACGCACGCTTCAAAATAAAATCAATGAACTGAAAGTTCGTTTGGAGGTTGCAAGAAAAGAATATCAAACTCTTAATTCGGAAGAAAACAAATCAATTCTTATTAGGACATCTGACGCAAGAAACTATAATATAGCCTTTCTTGAATTGTTAAATGCTCGCATTAAGAAATTAAGGAATAAGAATGGTTTAGGAGATCATATCCAAAATCTGCGTAATTTCAAAGCAGTTGCAAAGGAAAAGCTTTCAGAGGAGTTATATGAAGAAATAAAAAGGCTAGCAATAGAAAGAACCGAAAAAACAAGCGAATCGAAGTTTTGAAGCAAAAGCTATTGCCATCTCAAAAACTTTCACCATATTTGCAATGCGTTACATTTTGACAAGGCGACAAAGGCTCGCCATTTATTGCTGCGGGTATTTTTTATGCCTACGGTTAAAAATATAGTTCCGACCCCCGTGTGGAGCGTTAATGCGCCCACTGCCTTGTCAAGGTGTAACGCAACGGGAAAGCGGAACTTTTTTGTTCCCTTCTCATATATTAATTTATTAAATGCGTTACATTATGACAAAGAAAAATTCAATTACCTTGCAGCCCGAGGTGGCTACAAGCGAAAAGGTATCCAATCCTTTCACATGGACAACCGTCCAAAAGTTCTACAACCTCTTACCTCTTGGTACCGCCTCCTGCAAATCCATTTACGAGGCTAAAATGTACACGGTAGCTTTATTGGCTATGCTGTCTCCAGTGTTCTTACCACTGGCCATCGTAGCTTGGTTCGTTTATAACTCAGCGAAGAAAGGAGGCCGGTCATGAAAACAATAGAGATTGAAGGTATCCGTTTAACCGAGGATATGATTTATCGCATAAAGTGCATGCAAGAAGAAAATGGGACCGGATTTGAAGAATATATCCACGACCTAGATAAAACCGTCTCTTTTATTGCTACGGAACTAATAGACCCTTCTGTGGATTATGAAAAAAAAGCGTTGCATGTTATTATGGGCTTATGCCAGCTGAAAGAGGTACTCGCTGAATTTTCAGGAAAGGAGGCTCAAGTATGAAACTCCAAGAAGCCCTGCGCCTACTCGACATCGTTACCGATGTAAACGGACAATATAGTAAAGAAGAACGAATGCATGCCGCCATGAGATTGGAGGAGCTGTTACGCTTGTTACTCCCAGAGGAATGATTATATTTGCGATATGTTGACGTTCGTTATCATATTAGGTTTTGTCATGCTGATCGGGGCCTCGATAAATGAGGCTAAACGCAGTGGAAATACAACGGCAAAGGTTATAGCTACTGTACTGATCTTCTTTTTCCTTTTCTTTTTACTATCCTTAGTTTAAAGATATGTCCTTTAAAAGCTCCCTTCGGGGGGCTTTTTTTGTGTCTATAAATTGGATGTTATGGACATATACAATCATTTTGAGTATTCGGAATGGATCGCTAGGCATCTAGCCGCTATCGGTCATACGGAGGGGGAATGTCATTTCCTTCGTAGCGACGAGGTAGAGGAAATCTCTGATCTGGAAGAACGTATCTCCTCTATCCGGGATCATGTATTAGTCGCCATCGACGGGCTTAACTCGGATTTCTCTTGGCTTAACAATGACAACCTCGTAAATATCCCACAATATTTTATCGCCCTATTAAAGCAATGCGAGGCCGGGAATATCGACGGGATTCACTTTGCGAAAGCGGAATGCAAGGATCTTCTCATGCAGATCGTCTGCCGGATGATGCTCGACTGGAACGAGGAACGTAACGGGCTTCAGTTCCTAGAGCTAAATAGCATGACCTTTCGGGGCATAGGTCCCATGGGAGATAATTTCTATGGGGTGATGTTAGGTTTCAACCTAAAAAAGCCCATCCCTTTCTCTATCGACAAATCAATGTGGGTATGATATGGGAGTCATGAAAAGATTGAGCGAGCAGATGCGCACGCCTAAACGCAGGAACTCCCTGATCGGAGCGAGGGAAGGATTACCCTTCGAGATCTCGCTAGAGTCAACCAGCCGGATCGCCCAGCATGAACGTAGGCAGGACAAGGAGAAATTGAGACAATTCAATTCTGAGGTAAAGGAATGGATGGGTTACGTGATCCAAGACTTGAAAGGGAATATCGCCTTGCTTGTCCAGAAAGATGAGTTCCTATCGGACTCCCTAGAACCCAGAATTTACAAAAGTAAAGGAGAGACCGAACGAGTGGGATTCAGTTTCGCCCGTGAAGGTATCTATATCCATAAGGGAGCCGGACGGGGCCAAGGTGGTTTCCGGGGCGGCTCTAAATGGACGGACAAATACGGGAAGCTGAAAAAGACCAACCCGGATTCTTTCTACCTGATGGGAACCGGCAACCGCCAACCGATCCGTTGGTTCGATCCCGTCATCGAAAAGAATCTTCCCAAACTGGCAGACATCGTAGCGGACTACGCCGCCGATATGCAAATCGACGCATCACGAATTTTCATAGATAAAGATTAGGATATGGCAGGAGATTTAAACAGGAGCATCAAGATATATCTGGATAACTCCGACGCAATGACTAGCGCATCGGAGTTAGAGACGAAAATCGGGGAACTGGAGAAAAAGCTTCTCGATCTCCGAGCAGCGGGAGAAGGCAATAGTAAGGCGGCTAAGAAAATAGAACGTGAGTTGACTGCCCAAACCCAGAAGATGCAAAAGTATAAGCAAGAGGTCGCTGATACGGAAAGAGTATTGAAGAACCTAAGTGGAGCTACTTATAATAACTTAATAAAGACAAAGAATAAAATTTCAACGGAGCTGAAAAAAGTAACTCGTGGTACCGCTGAATATAACACTAAACTAGAAATGCTGAAACGCATCTCCAAAGAAACCGCACTAGCCCAACAAGAGATGCGTGTAGAGATCGGTTGCCAAGCCTCGGTCTGGGGACGTGCCACAGATTTCGTAAATAAATATATGGGAATCATTGGTACCGCAGTGGCAGCCATTACGGGTATTACTCTTACTTTCAACAAATTCCGTGAAGCCCGCAATAAACTGGAAGAAAGCAAGGCCGATGTAAAAGCTCTTACAGGCCTAGATGATGAAAGTATAGAGTGGCTTACAGATCAAGCAAAACGTCTTTCCACTACAGTTACCGAAGAAGGTATCCGCATACGCCAATCCGCTGATGAGATACTGGAAGCTTATAAATTAGTAGGTTCCGCTAAACCCGAATTGCTAGCAAATAAAGAGGCTTTAGCAGAAGTGACGGAACAAACGCTCATCCTCGCCTCTGCCAGTGGCATGAAACTTACGGATGCGGTAGATGCCGTCACCTTGGCATTAAACCAGTATGGGGATGGAGCTGATCAAGCCGCTCGATATGTAAATGTACTTGCCGCCGGAAGTAAATTCGGTGCAGCAGCCGTAGAGAGCCAGACCAAAGCTATAAAGACAAGTGGTGTCGCAGCCGCTTCCGCTAAGATCCCGATCGAGCAGCTAGTTGGAACCATTGAAACTTTAGGAGAAAAAGGTATCAAAGATGAGATTGCCGGTACCGGACTCAAAAAGTTTTTCCTTACCCTGCAAACAGGAGCTGACGAGACAAACCCCAAAATAGTCGGGCTAAGTACGGCTCTGGAAAATCTCCGCAAAAAACAAATGGACGCTACCGCTATCAAAAAGATGTTCGGGGAGGAAGGCTACAATGTTGCCTCTGTCCTTATCAATGAAGCGGATAAGGTAGAATATTATACGAAAGCCGTAACCGGCACATCCGTCGCTTTAGAGCAGGCCACGATAAAAAGCCAATCTGCCACGGCTAAAATGCAACAAGCAAAAAACAAACTTAACGATCTTGGCATTGAGTTAATGGAGAAGATCAATCCATCCATTATCAGCGTAATGAATCAAACCGTGAACTGGACTAAAAAACTAGTTCTGATGGCTGACTGGATCAGTAAGAATACAGGATTAGTTATTTTTTCAACTTCAACTCTAGCTCTTTATACAGCGGTCATAAAATTAAATACATATTGGACGGAACTAAAAGGTAAAGCCTCCTCAAAAGCTGTATTGATAGAAAAAGCGAACGCCATCGCTATCCGTGCCTCCATAGCTTCCGAGTATGCGCTAGCTGCGGCAAAAGCCCTACTGACAGGAAATATCAAAGCTGCGACAATTGCCATGCGTAGTTTTTTAGTGACGTTAGGACTCAATCCAATTATTGCGGCTGGAGTAGCAATCACCGCTTTAGCTGTAGGTATTTATAAAATATGGGATAATTCAACTAAGAGTGCCCGGGCTTTAAAAGAGATGAACAAGGAGATCGCCACTGAACAGGCAGAAGCCTATACCCTATTTGACGCTCTCCAACGAAGCAACGCCGGAACAACGCAACGAAAAGAATTAATCGATGAGATCAATTCTCGATATGGAAAATATCTTGAAAACCAACTAACAGAACAAAGTACAACCGAGGATATCGCAAAAGCTTTAGAAATAGTTAATGAAAAGTTGCATGAAAACATAGTTTTAAAAACCATGCAGAAAGAGAAGGAGGATGTAACGACCACCGCCTTAAATAAACAAATTGATTTGATGGATCAAATGAGGGAAAAATCAAATCTGGGACAATTCGTTACCGACGCTATGCTTCGAGACGTAAAACGTATAACAGATGAAGGGATAAAGAACGGACGCTCATGGACAAAAACATATGATGATGTCATCTCTTACATTGACTACTACTATGGGGCCAGAGGTAAAGTCGATAAGGATTTCTGGGGAAGTTTACAGAGCTATATGACACAAACTTACCAATTAGCATCCAACCTCGATAAGATATCTCAGAAATACTCTCCTCTTCTGCCTAAAAAAACTGCAAACGAGTTGCCAGAAGTAGAAGTTATTGCCCCTAAAATAAAAAAACCGGATATAACCCCGGGACTGTCAGCGGAGCAAGAGAAAAAAATCACAGACGCAAAGCTGAAAGAGGTTGATCGTTATATCGCAACCAAGAAACTAAAATTGACACAAGATTATACCGAGGGCCTAAGATTATATGATGATTATCAAACAAAACTTCAAGCTTTAGAGCTTGAAAAATTAAATAAACAATTAGCTATCTATAAAATAGGCAGTGACGAAAGAAAGAAAATTGAACAACTGATCCTTGATTTCCGAATTAAACTGATGGATAAATCCTATCAAGAATATCTCAAAAATTTGGAAAAAGAGGCCAAGGCCGATAAAGACCGTAAAGTCCAAAAAGAGAAGTTATACAACGGACTAAATAAAGATTTGCAATCTTTCGTTAAAACACAAAATGAGAAACAAGAGGAATTAGCGAAAAAGCAAGAAGAAACAGACAAACGAAGAGCACAAACCTTATTAGACTTCTCCGCTCAAGCTGGCCAAATCCTTGGGGAATCTTTAGTTGATTCTGAAACAAGTTTTGCTGACGCTATGGGGAACATTCTATTATTGACATTAGATACTCTTCGCCAAGTTGTAACAATGTCGATCGCAGAAACCACAATCCGCAATGTATCTAAATTAGGATTCTTAGGACTAGCAAAAGCCGCTGCCGAAATCGCACTTATCAACGTCGCTTTCGGTGCCTTGAAAGGCCTTATCAAGAAACCTAGTACATCTACCGCAAACGCAGGTCTTAAAGACAACACTACGCCGCAAACCGGACAACGAGTTGTATCAGACTCCACCGGTTGGTACAACGGAGGATTCACCGGCAACGGTGGTATACTTGAAGTGGCTGGTCCCGTACATCGAGAAGAATACGTTACACCGGCATGGCAATTACAAGATCCGATTTCCATGAACCATATCCTAGCCTTGGATGCCATCCGAAGACAAAGAACAAGCACAAATCCTCTTCCCGTCAACGGATTCGCCAACGGTGGATACAATGGACGCTCGGATGAAGAAAATGTAATGGTTTCAAGTAATAATCCGGAATTACTCAAAGTACTCACACAGCTACTTATGCTATTTTCCGAACTAAGAGCAAAAGGCATGAGGGCTTATGTCGTATACAGCGATATCGAGGCCGCCCAGAAGACATTGGACAAATCCAAAAAGATAGGAGGCAAATAAGATGGACATCATTCACGAATCCGGCAAGGCTTACGACCTAGGAGACATCCAATTGACCTTATCCCGGATGAACCCGTTCTTTAACGATTACGGAGAGCAGAGCTTACCGGTAACACTCCCTCCCACGGACAAGAATAGGGAACTACTCATCTATCCGGATAACATGGCCGGGATCAGCAAGGCCTCGCAGCGGATCAACGCCATGATCCAGCACGGGGTATTCTCCATCCCCTGCCGTCAAGCCATCCTGTCGGCGAACCGGAAGAGCGGGATCGAGACCAGTTTTTACTTGAATACCGGAGCGTTCTACGAGAAGATCAAGGATGTACCGTTATCCACGGTCTTTGAGGACAAGGTTCTCAAGTTCGCGTCTGTCAGCAAGGCGATATCCTTCTGCCGGAACCTGTTCATTACACATGACGACCGATTCGCCTTGTTCCCGGCCATCCTAGAGTCCGGTTCTTTAAACGCCACCGGTGATCCGGGACCGGACGGATATCCCCGTCTTTACAACGACGTGGAGCGGACGGAGGTAGTCGATGAGAAAACGATCCGGTTGGCTCCGGGATTCTACATATCCCCCTTCATCCGTGGATTGCATCTATTGGAGGAGATATTCGCCTATCTTGGCTACACCTTGGAGGACTCCTTCTTTTCCCGCACCACCCCATTCAAGGACATGGTTTTTTTGAACAACACGATCGATACGATCGTAAAGGGCGAGATCCGATACTCCCAGATCGTCCCGGACTGCATGATCAAGACGATACTGGACGTATACCGGTATAAATTCTGCTGCGAGTTCATCCCGGACGAGACCCGCAAGACCATCCGTATCGTGCTATTCGATGAGAACCTGAACGAGACACCCTCCTGCGACCTCACGGATTGCGTAGCCGGTAAATATACCGTCAACCATCCCTCGAGCTTCAAGCAGTTAAAGCTTACCTGTGACCGGCTCACTCCACCGGAAGAGAAACAGGACAGCGAGCGCCCGATGCCAACGACGGGAAGAGCCACGGGGAACGAGAACGAGGAGTTCAGTACCTTGGTAGACCTATTAAAGAAATACCCGGACGTGGAGTATAACCAGATATCGGGTGAGTTTGTCCGGAGAGGTTACAAGGGGATCACGCCGGTCACGCAACGGATCGGTCTGGTCACGATGGATTATTACGCCGGCGGGACACTGGAGACGGAGAGCAAGGAATCCCCGGACGTGCTACCGGCGATGGTCTATACACCTACTTTTGGCAGCGGAGGAGCCGGGGCCATCCCGCATCTCGGGATTTATATAGGGACCGGAAGATCGTTGAACTCCTCCATCATCATGGATTCCGTGAATGACTCCACGTCTGAGGTAGCGGGCGAGGCGGAGGATAACGAGGAGTTGAAACCCATGCCGGCATTCGTATTCCATGCCGGGAAACTGGACTACGGGACGATCCTCAATCATGACGCCGAGGGAAACAAGCTCTGGAACTATACGCTCGCCTACCACGGCCCGGACGGGCTTTTCGAACGGTTCTGGCGAAATTACGATTCCCTGCTCCGGAACTCTCTGCTCGAGATAAAAGCGAGCATGCTTCTCAGTGACATCCAAAAGGTATCGCTCTCCGAGTACAGGAAAGTGACGATCGAGGGACAGGAGCTGCTTCCCTCCACCATACAATATAGCCCGGGTTCCCGGGAACCCTTGGAATCCACGTTCCTTACCACGAGGCTTTACGAGCCGGTATCCACGGCCATGACCGAGACGGAGCGGTTCGCCTCCCATGTATCCAAGTATAAATGGAAGGTCAACTACTCCCGGTCCAACGCCAGCGACAGCGTGAAAAGGAGATGGGTGTTCAAGGAGGAACCCGTGACCATATACTACGCCCCGCCCAGCGCATACCAATACGTGCAGGGCGGGAAATACCATCAAGCCACTTATCCCGTGCAATTCTATAGCCGTGGCTCCGCATCCGGGCCGACCGATCCGGAGGACGGTACCCTGACCGTGTGGCTCGAGCCCGTGACCCGGTAACTGTCCTTTATCGGACCATCCGACAGCCATACTTTTGGGGGTAAAATAATCGCAAATGGCAACGATCATAGACAAACCAGACGCTCTGAGCCTGTCCGGGAACATGAGGAAATTTGTATTGGGGGCAAAAGAGGCCGTCTCTTTCATCTTGAAGAAAGGAACGGCCACCTTGCTCGAGCAAAGCTACGAGCCCGGGCCGGACAAGATGGTCACGATCGACGTGAGAGAGGTGGTGGAAAGCCAATTGAGCTATACTTTGGACACGGCCCAAGAGATCTATTCCCAAAATACCATATTCGCCGATTTCACGGCCACGATAGACGGGACCTCCCACTCGTTCCGGGCGATCCGGTGCGGGATAGCGGATCTGGCAGACACGCCGGGAAACTGGTTGAAGTCCCACTTCCTCACGTGGCAGCCAAAGGTCAAGGAGGTGACCTATTACTCACCGGAGTGGTTGACCTACTACGCCATATCGGACTGCACGGTGAAGGCCAAGGCCACGTTCCCGGACAACTCGTCGAGCACGACCTCCTTGAAGGGAATGACCGCCGGCGAGTGCGTGACACTCAATCTCCAATACGCGATCGTAGCCAAGCTATTCGGGAACAAGTACCCCAGCTATCTCGAGGTTTACGCCGAGGCCGGCGGAGCGAGACTGAGCGTATCGCAATTCTATAAATTCACGGATATCCATTCCGAGGACGAGCAATGGTTCCTTTTCGAGAACAGTCTGGGCGGTATGGACACCTTCCGTGCCCATGGGGTGAACCGTCTGCAGGCAGAGCATGGCCACCTGATAGCGGAACTGGACGAGAACCTGTCCGAGTATGACGTGGAGACCGATCGTAAGTTCGTTAAGAACACGGGATTCCTCGATGATTACTCCCGCCGTTGGTTGCTGGATTTTTTCCCCAGCCGGGCCAAGTATATATACGAGGCGTCCATGATCCGGAGAATAATCGTCACCGAGAGCGACGCCACCTACACCTCCAACGATCTCCCGAGCTCCTATACGTTCACGTACCGACTCTCGGAGATCTCGAGGTACCTGAACCTTATCCGTAACGAGAAAGAGCTTCCGGATAATCTAACGGTTCCAAACCTCTCCTCGCCGGATTTTATTTTTCCCCCTCGC